TTGTTCCAAGTAATCATCGGACCTTTGTTGAAGGGTAGCAAAGTCCTCAGCACTTGTCATTTTCATCCATTTCTTAATGTTATTGAAAATGGACATAAGGGAAGGTTCTGAATCCATAACCAAACTCTCCATAAAACCTTTTCGGTTTTTGAAAGCTAAAATCAGTTTGTTGATAACCAACCCAAGTAACATTTTATTTTTCTGAAGGGTCTTATCTTTATCCAATCTGAAAATATAATTCACAACGTCCTCGGGTGTAATTTCATGTTTCAAAAAGTTAGCCGAGTCAACGGTGCTTATTAGGAGGATATCTGCGGTTGGAAATATTTCTTTAGGAGAAACTATTTGAGATATTGTCTCTACGTTGGAACGGGCTTGTCTGAATGATTTAGAGGCCTCGGGTTCAGCTCCTACCTGTCTGTCGTGGTGGTCAGTATGAATAACGAACATGGGTTTACCATGAGCGAAATCTACAAGTACCGGCATTGTATCACCTTCAGCATCCAACTTTTTAACAGCAAATTCTTTGTCCCCATATTGAATGGTGTGTGCTCCAACCACCTTGATTCCATTGTCCTCAAGGTATTTTTTCATTGCAATTGCGGTGGTCACACCATCAAGGTCAAGGTGAAAATAAATTTCGGCTTTAGGGTATCTTTTCCTCAAAGCCGAAATATCTCTTAAACCAGACTCTTTTAATAGTTTTTTCATTTTCTTTTTTCTATCAAAAGGATTTCATGTTTTTTTCCTCTCTTATCGTATCCGTAATATTTTCCATCTTTCGAATATTCAAACATAAATTTTCCTTTCGGTAAAGATGTTTTTACTTTAAAGATTTGGTCTTTCCCCATCTGAGAAAAAATAGTCAATATGTCTCCAATCAATTCTGCTTCAGCTGTTTGACCAGGATTCATGAATAGTTCGAATTTTTTTTGTTCGGTGATAACCCTTTTTACAAGATTAATTAAGTCACCTTCGCTTAGTCTTACAATTTTCTGTGCCATTAGTATTTGAGTGTTAATAAGTACTTAGATTTATTTATGAGACCCAACATCTCATCTCTAATGTTGAGTAAGTCTGTATCATATCTTGAGTCGAGTTGGTCTGACATCCCAACAAAAAATTCAGTAATTCCATCTATAAAATTCTGCATACTCAATGCCGAAATATCTTGAAACATAATTCCAAATTCAGAGTCAAACTCTGGTCTTCCGTATTTTCCCATCATTGTTTCAGTGAACTCATCAATAAAGTCTCCCAACTTATCATAGATTTCTCCATAAAGTCTATGTTTAGCATCTCCAAAAGTTTGCCAATGTAAAAATTTAAATTGAAGTTGAATTTGAACGAGTTTTTTTATGAGTTCTTCTTTCATAGGAATAATTTCCTATAAATATCCAAAAAATAAAAAAAGGGGTTTTTAAACCCCTTCTTCGAAATCTAATTTAGTTTGTTTCTTTTTATCCACGAATTGTTTAACTCTTTGACGGGCTATTTCACAATAGTTCGGACTGAGTTCAATACCCACCCAATTTCTTCCTGATATCACTGCAGCAACTGGAGTTGTACCAGACCCACAGAAAGGGTCCAAGACGACGTCATTTTTATATGTGAGTATCTTCATAGCTTTCATTGGGATATCCAAAGAAAAGGTTGCTTTGGTCATTTGTTTTGTGTCTGCAAAATACGTCCACTGTCCATAAACCAAATCCATAAATTCTTTCTTCTGTTCTTCAGTATAAAGAGTTTTTTTCTTTTTTGTTCCATCCTCTTGTTCAATCTCATCAATCACGCCAACCCACTCGGGTTCACCTTTAACAATCTTAATATGTTTAGATTTGTAAGCCAAGATAACACACTCTTTCGGATTGTAGATGTAAGGTGCAGAAGGAGACATCCATGAACCCCAAGCCGTGGTCTTACTTCTGTGTGGAGAATCTTCATCCAAATCCACAATACCATAAAATTTGTAACCAATTCTTTGCATAATCTGCCAAAGTTCAGAGGCAATAAAAACTCTTCCTCCTTTATCCTGTCGGTTGATTTCATAAGGAACATTGAGAGCAATTCTACCATCCGCCTTCAGAAGTCTATAAGCCTCAGTGAGCCATTTCTTCGAAAACTCTTTGTAGTCTTCTATGTTCATATCATCATCGAATGAGTCATATTCAATCCCGACTCCGTATGGTGGGGAAGTGACAATTAAATCGATTGAGTTTTCAGGCATTTTAGCCATCTCTACTATACAGTCACCATTTATTATATTACCTAAAAAATTTTCCATTATAACAGTTTAATAATTCAATTTTAATGATTTTTTTCCACTAAGTCCAGTAAATTGAAAATATTTTCTATTTTACAATCACAACATCCCCTTTCCAAATAACATCATTGGCCTGACAACTAACATGGTGTTTTTCGACTTCCATATTCCTTAAAGAATCCCAAACAATGTCTCGGGTCGTATGAACGGGAACTTCAAAAATTATATTAGAACAAATTCTCTCTTCACTATCAATTAGAATTCTCCAAAAGTTGTGACCGTCTTTACATTGTGTATTCCATCTAACTTTGACATCTATCATAACTTTCCCTCCTGTCTCATTTGTTCACGGATTTTTGTTGCAGAAATATCATGAACTTCTTGAGGTGGTACATGCTCAATGATATCATATCCAACACCTCTTCCGAAATTCACTGACTCAATATCGGGTATAATCATGACCTTAACTTTTTCTTCTCCTATAAGTTTCCAAAGTTCGTTCATGATATTTCTTTGAACGTCTTCAGGTGAAAATGGATTTTTTTCATCTGGTTGGATGTCTCTAATACAAATCAGAACATTTTTACCATCCTCTAAACATTGATTAACCAACCATTTGTGTCCATCGTGAAAAGGTTGAAATCGTCCGACTACCATTGAATACTGTTTTCCTCCTGTGTTTTTTAATTTTGGGTCTCCCTCAACGTGAATTTTTTTCATATTTTTTTATAGTTTACAATATCATTACAAAGCTGTAAGAATTCATTTTCATCCAAATTATTCTTCATAATGTTTATTTGTTTATCTATCCATTGGATATTTCCGTTTACATAACCTTTAGAAGAATCAATTCTATCAACAGAAACATTTTTACCCTTTCTATCTTTTACAATTCTCCCAAATTTTAAGTCTCTACCAGATAATGCACATTTTTTATTTTGTTTTACGAAGATTTCCCAAAGATATTCAATTGTAATATAAAATTCAATGTTTCTACGTTCTGCGTTTTTCTTAATGGTAGTAAAAAAATCTAAGGGAATCTCTCCATAACCTTTCCAAGATTTATGGTTAAATTGTGTTGGGTGAGCTTCACAACCGCAGGTTTTTGTAAACCCTTTAGTTAAATGTCCCCCTCTAACAATTTTTTCATTTCCACACTCACAGACACATAACCATTGTCTTAAGTTGTTTTTATGTCCCGCAAACTCTTTAACCAACAGTTTACCAAATTTTTGTCCTTTTAAATCAATTGCTTTCATATTAATAAATATGAGGATTAACCAAAAAGAACATTTTTATTTGGTTGTGTTTGGTTTATTCTTCGCATATTCTAATACTTTTTGAGCTGACTCCTCAACACTTTCATTTGTTGTATCAATGTCAAGGTAATTTTCGGTGGGTTGTCCATATTCTTTTACGAAGAAATCTTCTCTCCCTCTTTTTTCAGAAGTATGAACATAAACCTCTACCAATTTATCCCCCATCTTTTCTTTGAATTTATTTCTTTGGTCTTTGTAGGGGGAAACCAAAGATACTAATACATCTTCACCCTTGTTAGTGAGATACTGAGCAATTTGTTGGGCTAACTCAATGTTTTTTCTTCTACCTTGTTCGGAGTAGTCTTTGTTCTCAAATAAATCTCTGAGGTCATCTCCATCGATGTGGAAAATACTAGCGTCTCTAAGTAAAATTTTTTTACAAATTGTTGTTTTACCCGCACCGGGTTGACCTGTTAACCAAATAATCATTTTTCTAAATTTTTAATTTTTCTATCTAAATAAAAAGCCGCTTTCTTAAGGTCTTCAATTTCTTTAGAGACGTCTTTCTTTCCTGCTCGAGCAACATATTTGACCACGTTGAATAAATAAGCGTCTTTATCGAGCTCCCAAGCTTCACAAACTTTAATTACTTCGTATGGGTTTTCTTTTCCTCCGTAGTGAGAGGGTCCATTGACCCATTCTGTATTGTCAATCATTTTTATTTCCCCACTTTTTCTCCATGTACTCTATGTACTTGTGTGTTTTATTTCCGTTATATAACATCCAAACGAAATAATAATCGAATATCCACTCCAATTTCTTAATTATCTTTTTCATTTGGAAAGTATTTTTGCAAAGCCTCCAATTTATCATCAGCATCGACGAGCATTTGTAATGCTTCTTCTGCGTTTTTATAAAAATCACCTGTTGAGTGGTCTCCAATCCCTACAGCATTCTCAGATAATAATTTAAATGTAAGAAGAGCTTTGGCTCTTTGTGCAACAGCTTCACAACGAAGCATTCTAATCAACTGTTCAGATACGTTTCCCATTATTGTTTGTTTTTATGTTTGTCGGACTTTTGGCCCTTTTTATAAGGTTTTTTGTCAGTTTGTTCTTGAGGTTGTTGAGAATTTTCTTCTCCTTTTACCTCGGTTGGTTTGGATTTTCTCGTAGCCGCTTTCCATTCTGCTTTAGATATGTAAGCCCACATATTTCCAACCATATTAATTGCAGTTTTGTCATCAACTCTCTTAATGGTCCCGAGAGCTACGTCTTTTGTTTCTTTGATTGATTTAATAGATTTCATTGGTTTTTTCCTCCATGTTTTGATTTATAATGATAAGAATTTCTTCGGAATTGTGACCAGATTTATAGAGTTCGTAAATTTTTGAACTGATATCATCTTCGAAAATAAGTGCGTCGGACTTTCCGTAATAATTTTTCAGTCCACCATTTTTCAAAGCGTGGATTGAAGTGTCTTTGTCGACATATCTTCTATTAAATCCCATAAAACAAATATATTAAACTTTCGGAGAAGAATCAAAGGATTTCATAAGTTCCGCATTGGCAACTTGAAATATAAAAGTCAAAATTTTTCTTTTCATCATCGGAACGAAGGTTTGTTCCATCGGGAAGGCTATTTTGGATTTGATTTCAAAAATTGGATAAATTGTTACATCATTTTTCCAAGTTGAAAAATTGGTGATTAATTCTGTTATTGAGTTATCGGACAAATTGTTTTCGAATATGAGTGTAAGATTTGTTTTGTGGTCACCACCTTTTTTCCTATCTCTCTTAATCTCATATTGCCAAATGTACAATTTCCTTGTATCTTGTTCAACAAAGTAACAAAACCCCTTACCCAAATGTAAACTATCTCTATTTTTTTTCAAATTGATAAAAATGTTATCAAACGCAAGATTCCAAATAGATTTTCCAATATTGAAAGTATCAAAAAGTTTGTTTCCTGAATACATTATTGTTTTGTCAAGTTGTTCCTCCTCTTCTTTAGAAAGGTCTCTCGGTTTTTTTGGATAAAGTTCTTTGAGTAAAATCTCATCATCACAAGAATTGAATTTTTTATCAGTCAGAAGTAATGTCTTCTCTTTCGTAAGTGATTGTAGATTTGCTAAATGAAGAGAGAGTTCAACAAAATCAGGGTAAATCTCAAGTTTTTCAAACCTTTTTTCACACTTTTGAATGTAGTCCAAAAGAGTATACTTGTTAAACTCAAAATCCACGGGAGATTTTAACATCCACTCGGGGTCCAACTGAAATGATATTTTCTTTTTTCTTGGCATTTTTTAATAATTATCCGAACTGAACTCACCATTTCGGAAAATTGTATATTTCAACGGATATTTTTTTGGAAGCGAATAAGGTAAATTATTTATACTTTCATTTTCGAACTCATAGATAACCTCACCTAATCTATAATCTATTATTAGATATTCGAAAAATGCAACGATGCAGTTTTCATTACAATTTTTTTTAACATCGGTAAGGAAAAATGGAATGTTAGGGTCCTCATGTGTATCATGTAAAACACCGTCAAACTTTTTATCTAATTTGGGAATAACCTCTTCCCAACTTCCTAATAATAAAGTAACATTTTTTTTATTCTCAGCCCATTTCACA